CCCGCCGGTGCCGGTTTCGATACAGCGGTTTTCATTGGTGTTGTCCTCCTTTTCGTTTTGCTTTCTTTCTTCGGTTTTTGTTGATTCGACATTTTCTTTATGGTAAGATCGAAGTGCCCGCGGGACTTTCCCGGGACTACAGAAAGGGGGTGCGTACCTTGACCACAGAATCCAGCAATGTCATCGACGTTGTCCTTGCCATGGTTGCTTTCTTCCTCAAGGGGATGCCCCTAACCGGAGCCCTCTGAGAACCATCTCAGTTCCCGTCACGGTTGATCCCCGCCATCTGCGCGGGGATATCGGGTCGCGTCCGTAGTGACGGGATCGCGCTGGTGAACGCTGCCGATGCCCGGCAGTGGACCGGACCGTTCGAGCCGGGGGCCTCAGCGCCCAAAATCAGACACAGCAATGGTGCTGCCCGGCGTTTCCTGCGCGAAGGGTTCAAGTGCGCACCAGCCTCTGTCGTGCGGCATCACGGCAGGGGCTGGCTCCTTCCCGCGAGCACTTCGATCTCACCATTTGAAAGTAGGTGCCTTATGTACAATGACGAAAGACAGGCCCTGGACTATCTCATCGAAGCATCCGACCGCGCCTCCGTTTCCTTTGATTACGATGAGCTGTTCCGCCGCAGCGGGGCCAAAACCCCACGCCACATGGATGCTATCCTGGAGAGCTTGTCCTCCACCGGTTTCATAACCAACCTCGCGTTCCTGAATGGCAAGCTGAAATCTTACTGTCTGACCCTTGATGCCTATCACATCGAAGAAGCCCTCCGCCGCCGTTCAAAGGAAGACCGAAGATGGCGAATCACGACCGGGGTCGCCATCTTGGCCTTGATTGTCTCCTTCTTCGCGCTGTTCAAATGAAAAAGATCTTCACCAGCGAGAGAATAATGGCTGCGATGGATGCCGCGAGGGACACAGTCATCATGAGATCCGACGGTCCGCTTTCTTTCATCCTCTCTCCTCCTTTCAGTTTCGCTCGATAACTAACTTTGTGAGTATATAATAACACCATAGTAAGGCTTTGTCAATGGGGGTTTTCTAACTTTTTTCTGTTTTTATGTTGACAAAGTGAGACTTCGGCGGTATCATACATACATGGAGGTGATTACCACGAACACGCGAATCAAGGCCGTCCGCACAACCCTGAAATTATCCCAGGCTGAGTTCGGCAAGAAAATCGGGTTATCCCAAAACTATATATGGATGATCGAAAAAGGGGAGCGGGTTCCCAGCGACCGCGCCATCCGTGACATCTGCCGCGAATACGGCGTTGACGATGTTTGGCTTCGCACCGGCGTGGGCGAGATGTTCAGCCCCCGCACCCGGGAGGACGAGATCACGTCCTTCTGCGCCGACCTCCTGGGCCCCGACGCCACGGACTTCCAGCGGGATTTTGTAGCCATCCTGGCGACCCTCTCCCCAGAGGGCTGGGATCTCCTGGAGAAAAAGATCAACGAGCTTGCCGAGCTGAGCCGGAGGCGGAAGGAAAATGAAAAATAAGGCTAAGGAGGGAAGAGCCGTGGATAAGTTCACGCATATATCAACCCAAGATATGGCCGTGTTGAAGCTTCGACCGACTACTTTTGAGGAGGATCTGGCGCACGCCAAGTGGATGCACAATTTGTTCCGGGCCGCTATCGAAAAAGATAAAAAGAAGTATTACATTGGCTTGCTTTGCCGCGTCATCCGCTCGCATTTGGTTAGCATCGAGGATCAGACAGAAAAATAAGGCCCCGGAGGGCCTTATTTTTTCCTCTGCCTGTTGACTTTTGTCGTTGCGTGAGGTATATTATGGGTAAATCAGGAGCACTCTCTTGTCTCAATGAGCCGCGCGACGAACAAAAGCACAAGCCGCAGCTGTTCCCGGCTGGCCTGGGCGAGCCGCTTTTCAATCGCCGAAATGTATTCATCCTTATTCGGCATGATACCGCTTCCCCCTCTCCGGAATCCTGGGATTCCGTATTCTCCTGCGATCCGCCGGTGGCTTCATCGGGCGCACATCCTTTCATTTCCGCCCGCCGGGCTGCCATAGCCTGGCGGGTTTCTTGTACCCTTTTTACACCCGCCGCCCCGGTTTTGCCAGCCCGTTTCCGGGGATAATTGATTTCCCAAAGTATTTCCCGGCCCCGTTTTCGGGATTTTCGAGGATGCGCCCAACCATTTTTGCAAATTGTCAAAGGAGGATATACAAATTGCAGTACAAACCTACGCTCAACAATGTCTGCCGCGACCGGCGCGACGAGCGCCGTATCGCAATCCAAACGATCTCCGACGAGACCGGGATCCCCACCTCCACGCTGTCCAAGTTCTTTTCCGGCGAGACCCATTCCACCTCCGTCGATCTCGCCGGGGCCGTGTGCAAGGTGCTGGACGTGTCCCTGGATGATTATTTCGGGATCCTCCCCCGGGATTCCGACCTCGTTGGCCCGGAAGTCCACCGGCTTCGCGCACAGATCATCATGTACCAGCGGGCCTTGAAGCACAAGGACAAATGGATCCTCGGCCTGGCCATCGCCCTGGGCGTGGTGCTCCTGGTGGTGATCGTCGCGCTGCTCATCGACGTTGCCAATCGGGATTGGGGCTGGTTCCGGTCCGCGTTCTCCTCGCGTCATTTTGCGTCCATGTAAGGAGGTCTCCCTATGCCATCCACCCCCCGCCGTCTCCCCTCCGGCTCCTGGAATTGCTACGCCTATCTTGGCAAGGACGCGGAGGGCAAACTCATCCGAAAGTCCGTCACCCGACCAACCAAGGCCGAGGCCCGCGCCGCAGCAGTGGAGATGGAGTCCGACGCAGAGCGTACCGCCGCCATCTCCGATGATCTCACCTTGTCGGAGGCCGTCCGCAAGTACCTGGACAGCCGCGCCAATCTCCACAGCCCCTCCACCCGCAGGAGCAACGAGGCGATTTTCAAAAACCATCTCGGGATTCTCGCTGATGTTCCGGTTTCCCGGATAACATCACAGATGATGCAGTCATACGTCAACGACTTGTCCAGAGAGCTGACGCCAAAGACCGTTCGCAACATCTATGGCCTGCTGGCTTCATCCATCCGCTTTTCCGCCACGGAAAAGCGCCTATCGGTCAAACTGCCGCCGAAACAGGCAGAGGAAATCCAGATCCCGACGCTGGAACAGATCAAAGATATCCAGCGCGTCGCGGAAACCCGGGGGGATACGGACTTGGTTCTTGCCATCATGCTGGCCTCTCAACTTGGGCTACGCCTTGGGGAGGTCTGCGCTCTCACTTTTGCCGATGTGCGCGGCGGCAGCGTCCGAATCAATAAGAGCCGCGTCCTCACGCCGGAGCGCGAGTGGACGATCAAGCCGCCAAAATCCAAAGCCGGGACCAGGACGCTCCCCCAGACACCACAGATTGCCGAAGCGTTGCACAGCTTTTCCGGAGCGCCAGAAGATCTTGTGATCCAATCTACCCCCGCCGCCATTTACGACAGATTTCAGCGCATCCGCAGCAAGTTTGGGTATACATTCCGTTTCCATGATTTGCGCCACTATAATGCTTCGGTTATGATCTCCCTTGGCGTTCCGATTTTCTACATCGTCCGCCGCTTGGGGCACGAAGATGACAAGATGGTCAAGCGCGTATATGGGCACATCATGGATCAAAAGCAGGATGACATTAACGCCATGATGGCAGATTTCTTCAAATGACCTTGCGCGTATGCATTTTTGTATGTATTTCCAGTCCGAAAAAAGCATCAAAAGCAAAAAATACCACGCAAAACGCTAGATATTTTTAACATCAAAACGCCTCGCGAGCCCGCATGAAACAAGGAAAAGCCCCGAAACGCTTACGTTTCGGGGCTTTCGTGTAATGGTGCCGGTGGCGGGAGTCGAACCCGCCGATATATAGCTTCAATCCGTTATATACCGTGATTCTTGATGTTTTGTATGCATTTTCATATGCATTTTACATCCCCATCATGACCCGCACCCACGCGGCCTTCTCCACATACTCCTTGTGGGATCTCTCCCACTTTTCCCGCATCTCTTCGGTGGGCTGGAACACCTTGCCCAGCTCCTCGATCTGCTGGCTTGCCATGTCGTGGAGGTACGTTGCGTGCTTGAGCTCGTCCCCGGCCATCTCCTTGTAGCGGTTGGCCCAGTTGATGTTCCCCCGGGCCTTGTACTCTACATACTTCTCCGCGTAGTGCTTGGCATCCTGGATCTCCTCCGCGATGCGGTCCACATACTCCCGGATGATGGTCATAGGCTCACTCCTTGGTCACAAGGGCGGAGATGGTGGACGCGGTGGCAGCGGCAGACAGCACGACAGTGAGGACGCTCTGGGCGCAGCTGCACCGGACGCGCACCGCAGAGGGCGGCACAGCCAGCGTCACGGTCCCGCCCGCCGTCGCGGTATCCGTCACCACAGCGCCGGGGACCGGAGTTCCGTCCTGATACAGCGTCGCAGAGATGGACCCGGCAGCCGCGGCAACAGCCGTCACCACGGGGGAGACGGTATAATACCCCTCCCCGCTGAGTGTGATCCCGTTCTGCCCGGCATTGACACAGCCGCCATACCGGCGGACAATGGCCCCGGTCCCGCCCATGGGGACCACGCCGCCAGCCGCGACGGCCCCGGCGGTGGGGTTATAGGTATAAATCAGACTTCTCGCCATAGATAGCTCCTTTCTCATAAAAAAGGCGGGGCGATTGCCCCGCCGCACCCGGCCAAAAGGGCCAGCTGTTCGGGATTTCCGAACGGCTCAGATGTTGTTGTTGCAGCCGCAGCCAAAGGGCGCGAACTGCGGGACGATGCCGTAGCCATAGGGGCTGATGCGGGGGACGCCGCAGAACATCTGCTGCATCTCCAGCTGGTTGATGCGCTGGGTCTGGGCCGCTTCGCGGTCGGCGCTGAGCTTGTCCAGGATGCGCTGGACCTGGGCCGTGGTGTTGGCGTTGATGCTGGCGGTGTTGAGCGCACCGTTATAATTCACGCCATCGATGGCCCGGAGCGTTTCACAGCAGCACTCCTGCTGCCGCGCAAAGCCACTCGCGGTCGCAGCCTGCACATCCCGGAGCTCGCCCAGGATGTTGTAGGCGTTGTCCTTGAGCGCGCCGGTCACGTCGTAAGCGGACTGACGCACGGCGGCAACGGTCTCGTTGTTCTGCCGCTCCAGAGCGGCGAAGTCCTGGCTGCGCTGGATGTCGCCGACGGTGGCGTTGCGTTCGCCGCTGCGCCCGAACAGGCCCCCGCCGCCGAACATAAAAATCAGGGCGAACAGGATGATGAGCACCCAGGCCCCGCTGCCGCCGATTCCGCCGCCGTCACGGGGGCCCATGAGCGCCCCGATGTCGGCCAGAGAATAGTTTTCCATACTGGTGATTCCTTTCGGTATATATTTCCATGCGCGTTGGCCACCCGCGCCGTGGATCAAAACATAGAAAGAAAACTCTTGAACCCCTCCGGGTCGATGCCGTATTCCGCCAGGATATCGTTCACGGCCCGGTCCTTGTTCTTGGCGTAGAACTCCGCAAACTGGGGGTTCGTTTTGCTCAGGGCTTCCACGGCTTGCCCGGGATCCTTCCCCGACATGAGCCGCTTGATCTGTCCCACCGCAGACATCGCCTTTGCCATGTCCGCGATGCCCCGGAGGTTTCCGTTAAACAGAGGATTCATTCTTCTTGGCCTCCTTCTTCGGTTCGGTCTTCGCCGCGCTCATTTCCGCTACAGCCGCCGCCAGACGGGCAAACTCCTCCCGGGTGACATATTCGCCCTGGGCCGCTTTTGCCGCTGTGGGGCTGTATTTTTCGAATCTGTAATAGTCCGTCTGCGTCACGCCCAGCTGGTCCGCCGACCGGACGGCAAACACCGGCTGGTCCTGGGCCATGATCCACGCTTTGCCCCCCGGCTGCACCGTCACATTGACGATATCGTCCACCCGGGGCACAAACACCCACCCAGGGCCCGCCTGCTGGCCGTTCTGTCCCTGGGGCTGGTCCGTATACCCCGGGCGGGGGATTGGCCGCTGTGGGCCGGGATTCGGGGCAAATCTGGGGTCATAGCCGTACATACCATAGGGATCAAACATCTGCCGCGTCCTCCTTTGCTTTTCTGGCTTTATTGTCCCACATCCGGGCCGCCCCGACGAGCAAGCAAACGGCCATTTTTGGTACAAAAAAAGAGCACCCGAGTTTCCTCGGATGCTCTCAACGTGTTATCACTTAGATACCAGTCAGATCCCGCCCCCGGCGGATGATCCGCTTGACGTTTTGGGGGCTCATGTCAAACTCCTCCGCCAGTCCTTCGATGGTCACGCCGTCGTTCAGGCGGCGCTTGAGGATGGCCCGGTCCCGGGCGCAGTGTGTATAGCCGATGACCGCGCCGTCGATGATAGCGTCATACCGGCTCATGGGTCACGCCCCCTTCCGCTGCTCTTCCTGGTGGTGCGCCGCCTTGTTGAGGTGCTTTTCCAGCCTGTTCAATGCCTCGGTCACAGGGCCGTTGCAGCCCTGCTCCTTGAGACCCTTGAGACAGGCCAGCTGGGCATAGGTAATGAGCGCCAGTTCCGCCTGGATGGCCTTGAGGTCCACGTCCTGCGCGTTCTGCCGCTCCACAAAGGCGGCGATCTTGGTCCACATCTTGTACAACACCCCCAGTGCGCCCACCAGCGCCGCGGCTTTGATGACCCCGTCCACCGTCACCATCATGGTTCAGCCCTCCCTTTCCAGGAGATAGTATCTCGGCCATCGCCCCACGCAGTCGGCGTCCAGCACGGCGGGGGACGCGAAGATGAGCTCCCCGCTCACGGTGACGTTGGCCCGGCGCCTGGCGTTCACGGAATATTTCCCGGCATAAAGCCCCGGGTCGGCGATGCACAGTTTGCCGCCCAGCTCCCCGAGGACGGCCATGAAATGCCCGCCGGTGGAGAACATCCCCTTGCCGGAGACGTTGCAGATGGCCGCGCCCCCGGCCCGGAGATGCCCCAGCAAAACGTTCCGGTCGTTGGTCTGGCGGACCTTGATGGGGAAGCGCACGGACAGCAGCCGCAGGAGCTTGTTCATGTCGGTCCCCCCGGGGACTCTCGCCCCCCAGTTGACCGCCCAGTCCCGCATGGTCTGTACCGAGATCATTCTCCCCGTGACGGCCCCCAGAGCGATGATGGCCGAGCACACCCCACAGCCGGAGCTTTTGATGGTGGCTCTTTCATATCCCTTGGCGGGGTAGGAGATGCGGGAAAAGTTGTTCTGGTTGACCAAAAAGCCCTTGAGGGAGCGCACCCACCGGGTCTTCTGCCCCTTTTTCGTGGGATAGGTCACAGGCCAGAGCCCCGCCGCCGTCTTTTCGCCGATCTGGCACAGGTCCCCGGCGGCGATATAGCTTCTCCCGTCGGGCATCCCCTTCGCCGTGAGGACGGCCACCCGCTCAAAGGCCAGCGCTTTCATGCACGACCTCGCTCTCTTCCTGGGCTTCGGGGGATTCCTCGGTCTTTTTCTCGCCCTTGACCCCCTGGTTGAACTCCTGTACCACGCTTTCGATGAGGAGGTCCATCTCCATCTCGGAAATGGGGATGCCCTTCTCGTTGAGCATTTCCACGATGCCCTCCTTGGCCTTTTCCAGCTTTTCCGGGCCCGAGAGGTCCCGGTACAGCTGCTCCGCCGCCTTGACACAGGTACGGACCACGTCCTGCTTCACCTTGTCGTTGACGTATTTTTCATACAGACGCTTGATCTGCGTCCCGATATACCCCGCCAGGGCGGTCAGCACCGCCACGATGGCCGGGAGCACATACGCGCTGAAGATCTCTGCCTTGGTCATGTTCCTTCTCCTTTCCCGGGCTGTCCAGCCCTTTCCCCAACGTTACCACATTCTTCCGCTTACGTTACCACCGTACCGCAGTTTTCCGCCCAAAAGGACGGTTTTTGCATCACCTCGCTTTCGACCGGAGCTTGCCCAGCTCCTGGCTGACCTTTGCCTTGTTGTAGTGGGCGACCTTCTTTCCAACGCCGAACGCTCCGAACAGGGCGCTGCGCTGCGCGTCTGTGAGCCCTGGCATATTGTATACGACCTCCATCTTCTGGAGCCCTGCGCTGTTGGCGATGGGATCCCCGTCCTCGTCCTTGTATCCCTCCACATCCAGCTGTTCCAGATAGAGGGTGATGTAAGTCGCTTCGCTCAGTCCGGTCTTCTTCGTCACCTCGGCGCATTTCGCCTGCCACCCCCGGAGGGCATAGTCGCTCACCTTGGTCTTGGCCACCGCCGTAGCGTACTGATACGCATAGCGGATCATGTCCGCCTTGCGGGTGTCGTCCGCCGCCTGATAGGCCGCGCTGTTCACCAATTCTTCCGCCAGGGCATAGCTTTTCTGCCCCTTCTCCTGGGCATACGTCACATACTCCTGGGGGGAGAGGTATTTCGTCCCCTCCTGGAGCTTGATGCTCTTGTCCGCCCGATCCGGGACCACGCCGCCGTCCTCCGTCGCTTCATAGAGCCGTTCGATCTCCTTCTCCATATCGCTCTGACGGATGGTGGATACATACGCCGGGTTGATGAAGTTATTGAACGCTCTTTCCGCCGTGGTCCCGTTGCTCTCCGCCCGTCCCCATGCGTCGATATAGGGGATCTGCTGGTAATCCCACACCGGGAACCTCGCAGAGCTTTTCCCCAGGAAGTACTGCACATCCGTGGTGGCAAACTTCCCCTTGGAGGTGTAGGTGGTCATGCGCAGCGGTTCAGACGTCCGCTCGGCCTGGCCCACGATCGTGGGCAGCAACTGGGTGATGTAGCTGGTCGCCGCCGATACCAGAACCGCCGTGAGGGCGCTTTTCCCGCTGTACCGGGCCGTCGCCACCGAGTTGAACACATCGTCCAGGCTCTGGAGACAGCTCATCTCCACCATGGGCTCCGACACGTTCTTGATGGCGTTGAGATAGTCCGAGAGCTGCATCTCCCCGTTGTTGGCTTTCCAGGTCTCATAGAGATTCACCCCCACGAAGAGTGGAAGCGCCTCCGGGGCCAGCCAGTCCAGTGTGACGCTGGTGTCTCCGATTTCCATGGAGTAATCCTGCCGCCCGGCCAGATCGTCCATCTTGTCCTTGTCATCGTCGCCGCTCCCGCCGCCGCGAAGGAGCCCCTGGGCCGCCAGGTATCCGCCCAGCATCAACAGCCCCGTTCCGGTAAGGCCCGCCGAAATGTTGTCGATGGCCTGTGCCGCCGTCATGTTCCCCTTCTTGACCTGCACCAGGTCATTGGTCAGGCCCTTGAGGAGCCCCGCCGGGCTGTATTCCAGCCCTCTGGCCAGGATGTTCGCCGGAGTTTTGCGGAAGGGGAGGATGCCCTCCACCAGCGTCCCCGTGACGCGCTTGACCTTGTTGTCGCTGCTGCGCCACCGTCCGCCGATGGACGAGACCGCTTCGCTCAGTGCGTTGGTGTCCCGGTATGTGGCCTTGGCCGCTTCCTGGACGGCATAGGCCCTGGCCTTACGCAGAACCTTCTCGTCCCCGCTTCGGATCTGTTCTGCTGTGATGCCGTTGGCCTTGCAGTACTGCGCCATGGCGTTGGCGTAGTGGGGCTTGGAGAACCACACGTCCTCCGTGTCCAGCGCTGCGCTGTTCTTCTTGCGCAGGGTCTCCAGCGCCCGGCCCCCGGTCTTGTTCCAGAACTTCCAGCGAGACGTGCCGAAGATCTGCCGGCCTTCCTCCACATACTTGTTTGCCGCCGCGAAATCGCTGTATTTCCCGCCGCTCATGGCCGCGCCCTCGACGTTGGCGTAGTCCGCCAGCGCCGCCTTGAACAGCTTTGCGGAAAACATGCCCTTGGTGCGCTCCATGCCGGGGCTGAACTTGGAGGCCACGCTCTCAATTACCTGGGCGGTGAGGTTCTTCGCCCCCGCCACGGGCATGAATCCGGCGTTGCCGACGATGTTCCGGACGTGGGTCCTGGGGTTCCCCAGCATGGCAAGATACCGCCATGCGTTCCACTTGTCGATGAACCGGGAGGGCATCTGCCGTCCGATGTCCTTATAGATCTCCTCCAACACCTTGTCCCGGGAGTTCTGGTCCTTGGCCTCCATGAGCTTTTTGGCCAGGTCCTTGTCGATCTCCAGCTTGGGCGCGCCGTCCTTCCGGTATCGGTTGTTGATCTCCCTCTGGAGATCCTCCACCGAGCGCTGCACCTGATAGAGCTGCCCCTCCGGGGAGAGCTGTTTCAGGATCCGCGTCGCCTGGAGCGCCTGGGCCGCGTTGCGCTGGCTCTTGACCATCTGGTTGAGCACATCGATGGCAAGCTCCGTGTTCCCGCTGTTGACGGCGTTGTTGTACAGCGTCCAGCCCAGGGCCGTGTTCTCCTTGGTGACGATGCCGTTCTCCATGGCGTTGAACCACTTCCGCTGGGCCTTGTCCCAGCCCACATCCCGGATGGTCTTTTCCGCGTCGGCCTTGGCGGCAGCGTCGGTATAGGTCTCATAGTCAAAGTCCCCGTTAGCAATAGACTCTTTCAGCGTGGGGAGGATGCTCTCCGGCGTGGCCTTGGCCTCCATGATGGTGCGGATGGTCTGGGAGACCTTCGTGGTGTCGCTGGTCTGCTTGGGGACAGACACCTTCCGCGCCGGGTTCTCGCCGGGGACCATCTCGCTGTACTTGCGGACATATTCGGCATAGATCCGATCCACCGCCGCCACCTTCTCCCGGATGGCCTCCTCCGCCGTGATCTCTCCGCTGTCCACCCGCGTCTGGATCTCGGCATAGGCATTCTCCAGCTCGGCGGGCCGCTTGAGGGAGTACCGGAACTGCGCCAGCTCAGACACGCGCGGTGTGCTGCCGTCCTCGAAATAGGCCTTGATATCGTTCAACACCTTGTTCGCGTGGGTCCCCTTCGGATACTCCGTGCTGGAGACAGTGTTGCCGTCCACAGTGTCGATGTCCAGAATCACTTCGCCGCGCTGCTTGCTGATGAAGTCAGACAGCGTGTCCAGCTGTGCTTTGGTCGGCATGACAGAAAGGTTAATGCCGCCGCTCTCCGGGGAGATGCGGATGTTCCCCTCGGACATGAACTGCACCATGCTCCCGCTGTAATCCTCGCCGCCGTAGTCATCTCCAAGAGCATCCCGGATGTCTCGGTGATCCACCGTGCGGTATCCGCCCGGCCCGCCCTCATGCCGCCCGGAGAAATCCAGCCTCCTCCCGGCTGCGGTAATATACCCGGTTTCGCTCCATTTATAGGTCGTCCCGAAATAGGCCGCAGCGTCCTTCGCGTGCTGTTTCTTCTCCGCGTCCGTGTACTCTTTGAGAGAGTAGCGGGGTTCCCCCGATTCAGAATTGGTGCCCCCGCTTACTTCGCCGCGATTGGGCCGCCCGTCCAGCTTGAGAGCTTCCAAACTGCTGTTCTCGTCCTTGTTGTGCAAAGCGAGACGTTTGTCGGTTTCTCCCACCGGCTTTTTCCGCAAAAACTTTCCCTTGACATTCTCCCCGGTTTCGGTTACATTATCAGCAGAGACGGATGCAGTGCTTCTGGCAGCTCCCGGTGACGGGTTCGTGCTTATTGCTGCATCCGTCTCTTTTTCTGTAAAAGAGGTCGGCTGCAGGTTCAGTACATCATACAGCGCCATGCTTCCGTTTTTCTTCGTGCCTACCACCACGTCCGCCGCGTAGTCGTTTCCGCCCACTCGCAGCAGCACATGGCCTCTGGCGAAGTCCGTGATTCTGTCCTTGCGCGGATGGTTCAGCCCTTCGTTCACCCAGCCCGTCGTCGCGTGCAGGATTTCATCGGCATTGTTCGTGGCGCGCAGCTTGTCCGCGTGTAGCTGCGGGTCGTTGTTATAGAGCCACTGCATGTACCGGGAGAATGTCATCTCCTGTCTGCTTCTGCCGTCAATCTGAATTTCGTTGTTCCCCACGGTGATGCCGTTGGGGAACTTTTGTTTCAGGTTCTCCTTGACGATCTTCACCCAGTCCGCCTCCGGCACTCCCGCAAGGATGTCCTGCTCCACTTCCACGAACGGCTTGTTGTCCGTTGTCTTGCCGATTGCGTACTTCACGCCGGAATCTCCGTTTCTCGCGCCGCTCTTCTCCGCCTGCGCCGCCTCCCGATACGCCTTTTCCAGCTTGCCCAGCGCCCGTTCGGCCTGGGCTTTTTCTGTGCCCCGGAGCTTGTTTACCAGGTCCCGGAACACCTGGGCGATCCGATGGAGGAGGGTGGGCTTGCCCTGGGCAGACTCGATGAACCGTTCCAGCGTCCCGTCGTTCTGGAGAAGTTTCCCGGCGTAGTCCGCCACCACCTCGTCCTCGATCTGCGAATCGTTCAGCTCCATTTCCCGCAAAGCGGAAATGGCCTTGATCTCATGAAACGCCGCGTCATAGGCTTCTGCGCCCATCGCGTTGCGTACAACGGTCTTATATTCGCCGTAGCTGTCCGGCGAAAGATCCTGGATCCTGTGGGTGATCTCGTGACCGAAGAGGGCCCGCACAGGGTTCCGGTTCCATTTTTCGATGGTGATCCGGTTTCCCTGGATCTCGGCGTTGGCGCTCCCGCCCGCCACCTCATCGGCAAACTCCACCGTGACCCCCAGCTGCTTTGCCGCCCGGTCCAGGGCCGAGACGGTCTTCTGATCCAGGCTGTCGGTGTATTCGGTACGGATGACCCCCGCGCCCGCCTCCCGGGTGGCCTGGTTCTGCTTGTTCCGCGCCCCCTCCCGGGTGAGCGCGTCCACTCGCCCGGCGTTCCATGCCGCCCTGGTCTCTGCCTCCGCGTCGGTCATTTCCGCCGCCTGGGGGATGGCCTCGTTGCGCTTGCCCTTGTTATAGGCATCCACAAACCGCTCGGTATAGTCCACCGCCGCCGAGGGGTCCTGCCCCTCCGTGCGCATCTGGTCAAAGGTGCTCTGCCCCTCTGCCCCCAGCGTCTGACGGACGTTCTGCACGGACCGCTCAATGGTCGAGGGCGCACCATCCCCCTGGATGGAATCCACCTGGGAATAGTCCACGCCGCTGTACCCGTTCAGCCGGTTGACCGCCGTACCGGCCCCGCCGAAGACGAGACCGGACAGAGCACCGCTGGCCCCTTGGCGCAGCATCTCCCCCGCGTCAAACTGAGCGTTGGGGTCCTGGGCCGCCTTGTCCATGGCGTAGTTGGCGATATAGGAGGTGATCTCCTCCGCCCCCTCGACCCCCGCCTGTTTCAGGAGGTTGAGCAGCCAGCCGCGTCCGCCGGTGTTGACCATCTCCAAAAAACTCCCCAGGCTGACGTTCTCGCTCAGACCCTCGATGATGCCGGAGACCACGCCCCGGGAAAGCGCTTCCCCAGCCGCCGCACCCTGGTCCGTGAGCTCCTTCGCCCGGCTCCCCGCCGCCTTGATGGACATAATAACCAGCGGCAGCGCCGGGTTGATGGCAGCAAGGGGCAAGAGAGAGGCATTGTCCGCGATGGAAAGCGCCGTCTCCCCCAGAAACCCGCCCGCGCCGGTCAATCCCTCCAGCGCCTGAGATGCCGCCTCCTGCCCCATCTGGGCCGTGCGGTAGGCGTGGCTTCCCGTGTCGATGGTTTTCTCAATTTGCCCGCGCCGGGCCGTGAGCCGCTCCCGGACCTCGTTCATGCTCTGGCGGATGCTTTCCGCCTCCTGGGAATCCATGCCATAGCGCTGGACGGCCCCGTTAAGCTGCCGCCCCATCTGCTCATACTGCCCCTGGAGCTGGGAATAGATCTGGTCTCCTGCCAGGATGTCCACGTTCTCGTTGGCCTGTTTGAGCCCTTCGCCCAGCATCTCCGCGCTTCCGATGGTGTTCAGGGCGATGCTCTGAACCGCCTTGCCCACCCGGGTGTCCCGGCTGCGCTTTTCTCCCAGCTCATACCCGTTCCGCGCCCGCTGGACGCTTCCCAGGTCATTCAGCGTCCCGGTGTCGACCTTTTGGACAGAGCGGGCCCGGGGAGACCGCGCCTCCGCCTCCCGGACGATCTGGGCCGCCTGGGCTGCCCGGCTGGGGTTCTGGGTCTTCTGCTGCCGCTCCTCCCGCTGGGCCTCCATCTGCTGGAGCTTGCTCATGCCGCTCCCCTGGACAAAGCTGTTGGCCCGGGGCTGCTTTTTGCCGGTCGCGTCGCTCTGAGGCTCGGCCCGGCTTTCCCGTTTGCTATCCTGGAAGTCTTTGGGGTTAAGCTCCCCCAACTGATATTTCGGCGTTTCGCTGATACGCACCAAACGGCCTTTTTTGCCGCTTGCAACGACAGGCCCGCTGGCGTTGTCGGAAGTGCTGTTTCTTCTGGTGCTGGCGGAAGCGCCGTTGCCGATCTTGACCAGTCTCCCCATGCTCAATCCCCCTCATACTGGAGTCCATACTCGCTCAGCAGCTTCTGAAGCGTGTCCTTCTGCGTGTCCGAGAGCTTGGGCCAGAGGTTGTCCAGCGCCCCCGGGATGGTATCCGTCTTGTTCTGCCGAAGCATGGTCCGCAGGCTGGACATGGCCGCGTCAAACCGAGTCTTGTTGTATGCGTTGGATTCCATCTGCTGGCGCACCTTCCAGGCCGAGACCGCCGCGCTCTTGCTGGAATACCCCAGCGCCTTATAGTTCGCGCCGATATAGTCCTCCGCGTCCCCGCCGTACTTGTCCACATATTCCTGCACGGCGGACCAGTCCGTGCCCCCAGTGCTCCCGCCGGAGGTGCTGCTGCCTCTGGAAGAGCCGCTCTTCCCGGACGAGCCGCCGCTTTTCCCGTTGGCTTTCTGGAGCTGATAGGCCCACTCTCGCTCCTTCCAGTCGTTGGAAATCGCATCCTGCCCCTTGTTGTAGTCAAAGCTCTGCTGCCACTGGTTGTCCGACACCTGGTCCCGGTTCTGCTGGTAGTCAAAGGTCTTCTGCCACTGGCTGTCCGCCACACTGTCGCGATAGGCCCCGTAGTCAAAGCTCCGGTCAGCGTTCCACTGGGCCAGCAGATCCCGGTATTTCTCATAGTCCCCGCTCTCCAGCGCCTGGAGCATGCTCAGATCACTCCGCTGGTTGGAAAGCTCGTCCTGGTACATGGAATAGGCCAGCTGCTGGAGTTCCGGGATCTTGTCCGCCAGCGCCGCCATATAATTGTTGTACGTCTGCTGGGCCGCGCTCTCGGCATAGGAGCTGGCCAGTCCGCCCGTCCGGGCGCTCACCTGGCCCAGCGTGTCCTGCATGGCCCGCTGGCCGTTTCGGGTATAGCTCTGCTTATACTGCCCATACAGCGGATCCTTCTCCGCGTCATAGGAAAAGGGGTCCCGCCCCAGGATCTTCCCCGTGAGCTCGTCGATCATCTGCTGATAACGGTTCGTATACCCCGGCTTCCCGCCATAGCCCCAGCCGGAAGAATCGTCCTCCCCGTCGGCATAGCCATACCAGCTGTCGCTTTTGAACATGAGGGGGTTATACTGGCTCCCGTCCGCCCCGCCGCTGTAGCCATAGTTGGCGCGGATCGCCTGGGCCGCGTTGTGGGCTGCGTCCATCCCCGCCTGGTCCCCGGCTTCATAGGCTTTCTTCCAGTCATCCTTATATTTCTGGATGTTGTTCCAGTCTGCATCCGAGGTATAGGCGTTGTCCGCGTTGGCAAAGCTCCCCCGGTTGGCCTCCACATAGTCCTTGTCCAGGGCCCCATAATTCCCGTTGACGTTGCTCCACCCGGCTGGCATTTCGGCATAGGTCTTGCCGTCCGCGCCCTTCACCAGGGGAGTGTCCTGGACCGTGCCCCAGAGACCGGCATCCTTGATGTCATCCACGCTGGCCGCGTTCCCGCCCAGGCCGTTCATTTTCACTTTATTGCTGTTCCATCGTTTGGTCGCCATGCTCATTTCTCCTTCCCGGCCCGGAGCATCTTCTCCAGCGCCGCCAGTTTCCAGTCCAGAGCCTCCTGGAGCGCCGCCGCCCATTGGGTCAGCGCCTCCACCGTCCCCGGGATGTCCCGCTCGTCAAACTCCGGCGGGCTCGTCGGTAATACTGCCATGCTCTCCTCCTCTTCACTGTCCCGTTTCCCGGGTGATGCTGTGGAGCATGACCTTCCCCTGCCCGGAAATGCGGATGCGCAGCCCGTCGCACCAGGGGAAGATGATGGGGATGACGCACACCCCCGTCCAGTGCTCCTTTCTCGGGTAGATGAGCCGCCAGGGCCCCTTGTCGGTGGAGACCTCCACCTGGAGCCATCCGGTGCTCTCCACCACCTCCGCCCGGAGGATCAGCCGCACAAAGGCGTTCCGGCTCCGGAGCCGCTCGTCAAACCGGTCCAGCGTGACGCTCCACTCCACCACTTCGGCGCTGGTGTCCGGCGTGGCGCACATGACCTTCGTCCCGTCTCCATCCAGATACCAGAGCTTGCCGCCCCCGCTGGCAAACGCCGCCGCATGGGTCCCGTCCTCCCGGAGCCAGAGGCGGTTCTGGATGTCATACACCCACATCCCCCAGGCCCCCGTCCGGAGGTCCTTCATGCTGATGTAATACCGGTCCCCCAGCGCCCCGGCGCAGGCCTTTTCATACCGTCTGGGCCCAAAGTCCTGGGAAATGAGCTTGGGTGTCCCCCCGGCATACTGATACACGCCCTCGCGCCCGTGGTAATAGACCACTTCATTGATCCGGCACACGCTCCCGGCGCTCTCCCGCTTCACACCGGGGATTTTGCTGTCATACACTTGGTAATTGCTGGGATAATCCCCCAGCAGCTTGTGCAGCGCGTCCTCCTTGAAAAACAAAACGGATGTTCCATAAGGGACGGCGGCGGTAAAGGCCCCGTCACTGGCCACCGCCACGGCAAAGCTGTCTGTGTCCAGCCCGTCATAGGTATAGAAATTGGTTGGGTCTCCCAGCGCGGAGCCGAAGATGGTGTTCCCCTCCACGCCCCAGAGCCGGTTCCCGCTCTCGCAGATGAAGGACAGCGCCGGGACCTTCCGCCGGATGCTCACCGCCCCCGCTTCCACCCCAGCCGTGAGGGTGTCCGGGTCAAAGGTCATGGTATACAGCGTTTCGCCGCCATCCACGACCGTCCCCAGCTCCCGGATGGTGATGGTCTTGTTGTTCTCCGGGTGCGTGGTGCAGCCGGTGATTTCCACCGTGTCCCCGGCCTTGAAGCCCAGCGCCTCCATCCCGGAAAAGGGCGTCTGAGACCCCACCACGCCATAGATGTCATAGTCATAGCCGTACTCATCTGTGACTTTGTTGACATAAACGGCGTGATATACCTTTGTGATCTTCGCCCACTTTGTTACGCCATCGATCCCCAGGCTTGTGTTGTATACCAGGTCGTCACGGGAAATTTCACCAGCATTCTTCCCGGTGGTGGATTTGCTGATGGTCACCTCGCCCGTCTCCTTGTTGACCGAAACACTTTGCACCGAATAAAATGGGTGTTCCCAGGTATGCCAATTTTTAAGATGATCCGGGTCATTCCCGCCCAGGTTGCCGGACCCCACCACAGCGGCCTGATAGTTGCCCATGTGGATCTTGATGGTCTTTCCCGTGCTGCTGCCCTCCGCCCCGGGGATCACCTCGGCCAGCCCCGCCGCGATCTCCGCCGAAGCCTCCATCCGCGTGATGGTCTTGTCCACGCTGTCCACCATCACCTTGTCCGGGAAAATGACGATCTTGCTGTTGACCGTGGCAAACTGCTTTTCTCCCGGGGTGATATCGCCGATCTCCACCCCGTCAAAATAGAGCTTGCTCCCCGCTACTGTGAGGAGCCCGCCCCGGTAATAGATCCCCGTGGCATTGGTCCATGTGCCCTCCTGGGCCCGGCCCTCCCGGGTACACAGTGCCGGGAACCGGGCGGTGGAGAGGTTCTGCGTCTCCTCCGCCTGGCCCATGCTGGGCCCCTCCCCATAGTGGATGCCCAGAAATGCCGAGACCTGGCTCTCCCTGCTCTGCATCTGCGCGTTCAGTTCTGGCAGCATTGGTGCCTCCTTTCATTCTCTCCGGCGGCACGAAAAAAAGCCGCCTTGTCTTCCTTGACAAAGCGGCGTTTCCGGCTATAATGAAATTAGAAGGGCGCTGCCGATAAGCGGTTAGCCTAAAGAATCAGTAATTTCAAACGAAATGACCGTCTTCCTTTGGCGAGGGGCGGTCATTTTCGTTTGCAGATCTGATAAACCAGATTGCAAATGCTCACGATCAAAATACCGATCTGGATCAGCTCGGCGTATGTAACCATGCGCATCACCTCCCTTCCGGGAAGTGCTAACCGCCTACCGTATCTGGCAGCGCCTGTCCCCATCCTAGCACAGCCGCCGTCCTTTGTCAATTTCCGCCCAACCGGGCGGTTTTTTTATTCCTGCGCCTTTCCCGGGCGTTTGTTACGTCCTGTTTACATCAATGTTCATGCCATTTGTTTCCGCCCCCGCAACAAACAACGTGATATTCGCGTCACGCCATCCTTGTGTAATAGACCCCGAAGTCGGGACCAAATCAACGGTATCCCCCTTAAAAAACCGGTCAATCAAAGCAACAATGCTGCCCTCTGGCGTGGTGATTCCCTTGTGATCAGAAAGCGGGATTGTTACTTCCGTAATGGTACCTTTGGCCATGTAGACAACGGTGAGGTCATCAAAATCGTTGTTGTACAGCTCAAAAGTAACATCTGCCGCCGAGCTTCCTTCCGCCGTTCCCGTCACTTTGAGCCCCGCCTTGCTGGTGAAGGTCTTGCCCTTTGCCACGTCGGCGGCGGTGGCGTTGCCAAAATTGGAAAATGATGTCATCAACCTGACTACAGCGCCAGTGTCTATGATCCGTTTGCCCATTTTATTTGTGTCGGACATTCTCAAATAAGTACCGCTCAATTTGCTAACTGTAGCAGAAAAATTTCCAGGATCAAAATTAGCCCCACTCCTTATTACTGCGGTACTCCCTGTCACCTTCCCATCCTTCCCATACGCCACGACCCCAGACGCCATATCATCTGCTGTCACCGTCGCATCGCTGGTGTCATACCCTCTCAGCGGGATTTCAGTGCCGTTATAGGTAACTTGCTTGATTTTCTTGGTTGTATCAATAGCCATTATAGTTCACCTCCTTAGTGGTTGGGGCCGGGAATATAAGCAGCATAAGCACCAGCAAATCCTTGCGCGAGAAAAGATATGATATTATTTTCACTTGACTTCAAGATAATCCCATTTGACACAACCCAAGACCCATTGTAATACATAGCTACAGACGTGACGCCGGTAGTCTTCGCAGTTGTGATAATGCTATCACCGATAGCTGGTGTTCCAGAATACGGAACAGAGAAGGATGCGGAAACCAGTTCTGGAGCTCTCATAATTGCAGCCATTCTTCACATCTCCTTAATTACTCTCAGTGGGGGGAACCCACTGAACACCCGAGCCACCACTACCCCCACCGGCTGCATCTGTAATAGCCAGGTTTTGGGTTCCATCGGCGTTGGTGGTGGCTGCGATGTTGTAATCCCCGCCAGCACTTGCTTCCATCGTGCCAGTGATTTGTGCCCCGCTCTTATCGTGGGCGGTCGAGCCCTTTGCAAGAGTGGCAGGCGTTACTGTATCCTGGGTAAGGTCTAAAATGGTTTTGCCGTTGATCGCGACTTTATTTGCCGCCATGTGATCCCTCCTTCCTCATGAGAGGGGCTTGTGCCCCTCTTAGCCGACCGTAACAGTCTGCCCGCCCTGTTCGTTGTCTACATAGGACACCGGAATGGGCTTGACTGTCACCTGGGACAAATAGTTGTATCCGCCGGAAGTATCGGGAGAAATGACCTGTTCGGCGAAGGATGGGGTTGCAGTCTTGGACTGAGCCTTGACCGTTTCCCCCGTCTGGATGGCCCGGATCTTCGCGGGCATATTTCCCGGCGTGATGAGCGCCGTCGTGCCGTCCTTCTCCCGGATGGCGTTGCCGATGTTCTCAAACAGCGTGTCCAGCGCTTTGGAATCCACCGCTTTGTCTACGGCCATTAGTAGCTCCCCCCGTTCCATACCGGCAGCGCCGCCAGCACATCTTTGACGATCTTGGTCTGATCCGCCGCCGTCCAATAATCCGTTCCCTTCACCGGCTTGGGCCCCTGCGGCCCGGTGGCTCCCGTGGCCCCCTTCTCTCCCTGCGGCCCCTGGGGGCCGGTATCGCCCGTGGAGCCTTTCTCGCCCTGCGGGCCTTGCGGCCCGGTCGCACCTGTGGCTCCCTTCTCTCCGGTGTCGCCCTTGACTCCCTGGGGACCTTGGGGCCCGGTATCCCCTTTCGCCCCTTGCGGACCAGTCAGCGCGGCCAGCTGGGCGGCGGTGAAGTCGGCATAGGTAAAGGCGTCGCCCTTCGGCCCCTGGGGACCTGTTGCGCCTGTAGCTCCGGTGGCGCCCTTTTCTCCGGGGTCGCCCTTCTCCCCTCGGGGTCCCTGGGGGCCGGTGTCCCCCTTGGCTCCCTGGAGCGGACCGTTATTGACCCACTTCTTTCCAACACCGTCATAGACATAGATGTCATAGGGCTCTCCCGCCCCCACGCCATAAGCATCCCCAGCCACGGGGCTCGTTACAGCCGCGCTCAGGGCCGAGGCCGTGGCATAATACCCCTTGACCACAAAGCCCGCGCCTGTGTCTCCTTTGGCGCCCTGGGGGCCCTGGGGACCGGTGGGTCCGCGTTCTCCCTGAGGGCCGGTCTTCCCCTGGGGACCTTGAGCGCCGGTATCTCCCTTGACGCCCTGGATGCCCTGGGGACCCTGCTCTCCGGTGTCGCCCTTTGCCCCCTTGGGGCCTTGGATGCCCTGCGGTCCCGTGGCCCCTGGGTCGCCCTTCTCACCTTTCGGTCCCTGGGGGCCAACAGCGCCGGTCGCGCCCGTGTCGCCTTTTTCCCCTTGGGGACCCTGTGCGCCGGTATCGCCCTTGTCGCCCTGGATGCCCTTGACGCCCTGTGGGCCTTGGATGCCTTGGATGCCCTGGGGCCCGCGGATATTGCCGACGCCCACCCACTGGGCTTTCTGTACCCCGCCGTTGCCGGTGACCATCTGCCGCTGCCACACATATCCGTCGCTGGTGTTGAGATAGTAATCCCCCACCTTGCCGGTCGGGGTGTCCAGGTCATATTCCGTGGGGTCCTTCGTGCCGTTGTACCACGTCGCCCCGTCCGTACCCTCCATGTGGCAGACATATTCCCAGTCGTGGGGCGTTCCGGTGTAGCTTGCCAGGTCGTTCTGGACCAGATCCCCGTATTTCGCCGGGACGATCCAGAGATCCCCAGCCTGCACCCCGTTTGCCGAGTTGTCCTCCGGGTAAGAGAAGGTCGTCCACACTCGGTTCCCCCGCGCTCCCGGCGCGCCGGTGGCGCCCGTTTCACCCTGGGGGCCGGGGAGTCCCCTGGGCCCCTCTGGGCCTATGATGCTCTCTCCCGCCGGGCCTGTGGCCCCTCGCGGCCCGGGATCACCCTTTGGACCCTGCGGGCCAGTCAGAGCGGACAGTTGCGCTGGGGTGAAGTCTGCATAGGTGAATGCATCGCCCTTTTCCCCCTGGACTCCCGTAGCACCAGGGTCTCCCTTTGGGCCCTGCGGGCCCGTCAGCGCCGCCAGCTGCTCCGGGGTGAAGTCTGCGTAGGTAAAGGGCGTGCCTTTTTCTCCCTGCGGCCCAACCAGGCTTTCCAGCCACTGTTCTTCGCTTCCCTTGTAGCCGTGTTTCACGGCGATGGCATAGGCGCTGAGGTAATATTTGATGTTGCTCAGCGCGGATGTAGGATCCACGACAGCGGTGGTCCCCTCGGCCATCTCCTTGAGCGTGTCCCCCAGCGCAGGATAGTGCATCCGGATACACCACTCCCGGAACGCCTTTTCCCCCTGGTTATACATCGCCATGCTGTTCTGATACCGCCCGAAATCTCCGGTGGTGTAGTAACACATGGCCTCCAGATAGTGGATATACATCCCGTCCCAGGGATAGGGCACCAGCAGCGCCGGGCTCTCCTGCCCCTCTCCGGGCAGCTGATATTGAATGATGGAGTCTGTTTTATACAGCGTCAGGCTGAGCTGCCCATCCAGCTCGCTCAGCCAACGGCACATGACGCTCTGGTCCACCGCCGCCCCTGTGAGCAGCACCGCCTGAGAAATGGCATCCGTCAGCTTCATTCTTTCCCTCCTTCTAAGTTAAAACGGCACAGCAGAGCGCGGGGTCTTTCCCCGGTTTCTGCCGTGCCGTGTCACAGCCTTGTTCGTGTTTCGCGGAGTATTTAGTTATTCCAGGGCTTCCCGGATTCGCTCAAAGTCCTCGCTGCCCTTGGAGATGAGCTCTGCCGCCTTGGCGTCCTGGGCCTGACTGTCCCAAAGGGCCTGGGCAAACTTGCGTTTGACCTCCACGACCTTGCCCCGCTGGATCAGGCAGTTTTCTCCGCCGTCCCGGTTGCTCACCGAGACGAACACATCGTCCTTGTATTTGCCCCCGTCCTTAAAGAGCTGGATGGGCACCGTCTCTTCGCCGGGGTTGGTCTTGCGTTCTGCCATGGGTCATATCCTCCTTTTTTGATGGATGGGGGGAGGGGAGCCCCTCCCCCGTGTGCTCAGTTGGCCGAAGCGTCGTTGAAGCTGGAGACAGACATGACGCGGATCATGTACTCCTCAACCAGCCGCTCGGCAACCTTGATGGCCTTCCAGCCGGCCGTCGCCCGCTGATCCAGGGGGTCCTCGGTCCCGGCAGAGCCCAGCTGCTTGATGATCATCTGGAGACCGCCGCCGCTGACTTCGGTGACGCCGTAAGCATCCGCGCCCAGAACCAGGGTGGAATAGACGTCCCAGCCCTTGGTGGAGCCGTCGCCCGCCACCGCCGTGCCGGAGCTCTTGTCCTTCGCGGCCTTCTTCCAGACCTTGGCCTCGGTGGTCTCCACAAAGCGGCATCCGGCGATCCGACCGATCTCACCGGCATAGATGTTGTCGGTGTCCACATACTCATGGGGCCGCTGCCACTCAGGGTCGCTCATGAGGTCATAGGACACATCCGGGTGGATGATGGCCACATACCCGCCGTTGATCTTGGGGGTGTTCATGGTCTTCAGCTTGCGCACCGCCCGGCGGATGTCATCCACGGTGAGGATGCTGTTGTCGCTGGCAGTGGCAGAGCCGCCCACCAGGTTGGCTTTGTCGGTGACGCCGGACGCGCAGTAATACACGTTGGTGCCGCCGTTGAGCACTTCCCGGGTGATGGTGTCCAGGGTGCGGCCAGCCTGAGAGGCCAGCAGCTTGCTTGCCTGCATGAGGTTGTTGTCGATGGCCGTCAGCAACAGCACGTCGGACAGGGTCACATAGCCGCCATACTGGGCCACAGTGGCGGTCAGGGTGGTGACGTTGAGGCTCTGGCCGTTGGGGGTCACGCCTTCGGTGAGAGCCGTGGTGGCCTTGGGCAGGCTGGAATACTTGCGGAACTCGATGGTCTTACCGCCATTCTTGGGGATGGGGTGCTTCTGACCAAACTGGTCATGCACCAGCTCGGGCTCCGCCAGGTCGATGAGGTTGTTGCTGTAAAACGTCTTCATCTCGGCGGTCAGGCTGGCGCCGGAGCCGCTCTGCGTGGTGACGTTGGTGTTCAGGGTGGCAAACAGGCTTGCCACCATGGGATGCAGATAAATGGTGTTCATGCAGTTCTCCTTTCCGGTTCGGATCGGCTCAGAAGGAGATCATCTCTCCCCGCTCGATCCGTCTGCGGATCTCAGCAAAGTCCTGCTTGGACAGCTTGCTGGGGTCCGATTTGACAGTGAATGCCGGTTGAGAAGCCATTCCCGCCTCCTGGGGCCGCTGCCCGTTGGCTCGGACACTGGCCGCGACGTTGCGCTCCATCTGCTTGGCCGCTGCCTGTTGGGCCGCTGCCATCAGCTCTTCATGATGGACGCTCTCATAGGCGTTTTTCATGGGCACACCCGCCCGCAGCATCGCCAAAAAGGCCGGATTCTGGACCTCCTGCTGGAGCTCAAAGCCCTTATAGGTCTTCTGAACCTCCTGGGCCTCGCCGTTCCAGCGCTCCATGCGCTGCTGATAGGCCATTTCGGCCTGCCGCTGGGCTTTCCATCGGTCAAAATCGGCTTTCTGCCGCTTAAGATCCTCGATCTCGCGGTACTGCTCCACCGTGACACCGGCCTCGTCTGCCGCCGCTTCCAGGTAATGCTTGTCGTTTTCCACGGCACGGAGGATGTCCCCCACATTTCCCTGGACGTTATACCGGCTTGCCAGCAGATCCAAAAGAGGCTGTGCCTCCGCGACCTGCTGCTGGAGGGCCTTGGTCTCCCCAAACCGCTTGTTGATGAGCGCCTGGGTGGCCTCGGTGTACTGGTCCTTGTATTCCCCGCGGACGAGGGCCTGAAACGCCTTTTTCTTCTCTTCCGGGTCGGGGGCCGGTTCGGTTTCCCCCTGCGGAGCGGCGTCCTCCACGCTGCCCTGCTGCGGCTGCTTGCCGTACAGGACCTTGGTCTCGCCCGTTTTCTTTCCCCGCCGGGTGGTCTCGGGGGCCTCCTGGGTCTCGCCCGGAGCCTCTGCCGCCTGTGCGCCCTCAGCGCCGCCCTCTCCGTCAAAGAGCCGTGCAAACATCGGCCAGATGATATTGTCGGTCATAGTGCCTCCTTGTCTCGCGGGATTTGCGCCCGTGTCGCTCCTCCAAAGAGGGCGGCAGGCGGGGGCTTGCGCCCCCGACCCGCCTATATCTCAGGAGGACATCCCCATCGTATCATGGTTCTTTTTTCCTGTTACCACCATTCTGCAATTATTTTTCCAAAAACCGCAGCTCCTGCGGGAAACTGGCCTCCAGCTGCCGCAATCCCTGGGCCGCGAAGTCAAATCCGGCCCGCATTTGCTCCCCGCCTTGGGCGATGATGCTGGCATCCCCCGGCTCTGTGCGGCATTCCAGCACTTGGTCCGCCGTATTGTGGACCCACCCCGCCAGCGTACACACCAGGCCGGAGACCATGTTGCACACATCCGTCTGCCCGTGATCCCTGACCCAGAGGATACAGGTCTCCCCGGTCCGCATCTCTGCCAGGATCATGCGGGGCTCCCCGCGTTCATGTCCGGGGCGGATCTGGCGGCCAGCTTCTGCTGGTATCCCGTGAGGTTGCTTTCCTGGCTCTGGCTGGCCTTTTCATCCACCGTCTGGCCCTTGACGCCGCCCTGCTGGCTTTGCCCGTTCTGGGCGTTCTGCGCGGCCATATCCACGCCCACCCGGGCCGACATCTGCGCGGCCAGCATCTGCACCTGCTGGGTGAGCTGCTGCACCACGTTGAGGAGGGTCTGTCCCTGGGCCACATAGTCCCGGACATCCTCCTTGCCCTCAAACTCCATCATGTTCAGTGCGCCCATGGCCGCTTGGGCGTTTTCCGGGGCGAAAAACCCGGCGGAATAGAGCTCCAGCGCCCGCTGATTCTGCTCCATCCGGGAGAAGGGATTGCGCTTCTGGGCCTTGATCTTGAGGTCAAACACCGGCTCCCGGAAGAGCATCTGCCCCATGCTGTCCATCCCCACCGGCTGGGGAGTCAGCCCTGCGTTGGAAAAGTCCACGAACCGCGCGTCCGTCCCGTTGGGCCCCACCACGCGGAAGGCCCGGGCCACATCATAAAACTGCCGCATCCGCTCGATGACCATGTCCACGATCTCGGTGTGCGCCCGATAGCTGGCCGCGATCATATCCCGGGAGCTCTTGTTCCCCGCCTCCTGAAGGGCCGAGATGGCCGCCGCCGCCGTGACAGAGGAGCTCGTCCCGCCGGAGTTGACGTCCCGGTTTGCCGCTGTGTCCTTCATTTCCTCGATCTTGAGCTGGAGGATGTTGGCATAGATGCTGGGCAGCGGGTCCATGGTCATCTGCTGGAGCTTGCTGGAGTCGATGTTCCCCTCCACATGGATGACGCTCTTGTTCCAGTCCAGAAACTCCCGCTCGTTGATCCCCGCGCTCTCGCTGGCAAAGACCCTCGGCTTGCTGGCCCGGAGGCTGTACTCCAGGATGTTGCCGAACAGCCGGTCGATATAGAGCTGCGGATCTTTGCAGATCCCCACCAGGCCAAAGCCCGCCGGGGTCCCCTTCTCAGGATAGAGGGTGTCCATCACCACGGGATAGCGCCCGTCGGTATACCACCCGCTCTCCTGATACCGCCCCTCGTTCTCGCTGGCGTACAGCAGACAGTCCCCGCAGAACTTGGCGTAGTGCAGCACCGTCTTGCCGGAGATGGTCCGCCGCTTGTAATACCAGTCCACAACGACCGCCTTGTCCGTGGTGTCCACCGCGTCATCGTACACATATTGCTTGATGTCCAGCGCCCCGCCCAGGAGCTTTCCCGCGTACTGGGGATATTGCTCCTCCAGGGCATCCACATCCACCAGCTGGGCGATAAAGAGGTTGCGGCTCTGCTGGATGTCCTGCACACCCGGCTCCCAGAAGATGTTGAGCAGGTCGATCCCCCGGATCTCGATATCCCCCAGCCCGTTTTCTTTCTGGGGGTCCCAGAACACGCCATAGACCGCCGTCCCGTGCTTGAGCTTTTCCCACCACTGGGCCGAGTATGTTCCCTCAAAGCCGCTGGCCTCCATGACGGCGGGGATGATCTCCCCCAGCATCTCGGCGCTCTGCTGATCGCTCTGCTCCCGGGGCAGGACGATGGCCTCCGGATAGTTGTCCATCGCGTCGGCGTGTTTGTTGAGGATCGCGTTAAACAGCCATGCCGAGGTGGGCGTCACCTGGGTCTCGTTGTCCTTGAGCTTGTTCCGCCCGATGGCCTCCCAGTGCCGCAGCTCCCACCAGAGCTCATCCTCCACCACCCGGGCCTCCAGGTTGGCCTTTCCGCTCTTATACTTGCGGAGGATATCCTGCGCCTTGCGCACCTCGTCCTCCCCGATGATCTGCGCCCCCTCCGGCTGGGTGAGCACCATGGCGGTCATGTCCCCGCTCATGGGCTTTTCCGGCTCCTCCGGGGCTCGTTTTCTGTCCAGTCCGAACATTTGTTCCCTCCTCATCTCATCAGATAAAAGTCATACCGCCCGTTCCGGGGCTCGTCGGGCTCCAGCGGGCTCCACTCCCGCTTGGGCTGCTCCTTGCGCACCGGCGCTGCAATGGGGTTGGCCATGCACACATAGCGGCATTGGTCATAGATGTGGTCCTCGCCCTCGGTGTTGATGTCCTCCACGTCGGTCTCGTCATACACCAGCGCCGGGACTGTCCGGATAAAGTGCTTACAGGTGGAAAAGACATACAGCATGGGGATCCCGTCCGCCATGGCCAGCCGGTGATGCAGCTGCATCTTGCCGGAGATCCGCGCATGGTCCCCCTTGTCAAAATGCACCCGCTCCCGGCTCATGAGATCCCCGATGCTCTCCGTCCCGTCGCTCATCCAGATGGCCGGGTCCCCGATCCTGTGGATCCTCTTGCCCCGGAGGTTGGGGTCGTCGGCCTCGATCTGTTTGATCCGCCGGGCCACCTCCCCCGGCTCCAGCTTGACGCCCTGGTTTGGCGTCCCTGTACAGCCGTAATACTCCCGGATGGCATACATCCGCCGCTCATGGTCCACGGCGTACCACCCGACGGAAAAGGGCCTGGCATAGCCCCAGTCCAGCCCGCACCAGATGCTCCAGCTCTCCGGCACGGCAAAGGGGTCGATGACGTGGGTCCCGATCCGATCCTGATAGTGGGCCGGGTCGTTGCGCCACTCCGTAAACACCTGCCCGGAAAAGCTGTCCCAGTCTCCATACAGGAGGGCGTTGCGCTCTGCCTCCGGCATGGAGGCCAGCCGCTGGACATACATCGGATCGTTGTGCATCAGGATCTGGTTGTCAAATACAGAGCTGGGGACAAAGATCCGGCTCTGCTCCCCCGTGTGGGTTTGCCCTGCCGGATCCATCCAGGATGCCTCCTCCCGGATGGTGGTCATGGGTGCGCCTGCCGTGATAAACCGGTCCTTGACCCATCCATGCCCCACGCCGCCCGGGTTGGCCGTCGCCCGCATATAGACCCGCGTCCCCGGCCCGTTTGGCCGGTTCCGGGATTTGAGGTATTCATATTCCTCTTGGGTGAAATGCGTCAGCTCATCGAATGCGATGAAGTCATAGGCCTGGCCCTGATACTGGATCTTGTCCTGGGGCCGGTTGAGGCTCCCGAAGATGATCTGCGCCCCGCTGGGGAACCGCCAGGTGTGGCTGCTCCCGTTGTACTTGGCCTTGGGATAGATCCGCGGATAATAATTTAAGGTCTTGTCGATGAGCTCCCGCAGCTGCGGAAATGTTTTGCGCAATATCAGGGCCTTATACCAGGGGATATGCACCTGCCGCAGGGCCTCGATGACCAGCGCGTCGCTCTTGCCGCCGCCTAACCTGCTGCCCCGCCATAAAGGGCCTCATACTCCGGTCTTGCCATAAAGACGGCTTGTCGGGCCTGTGGCTGCCAAACGACACTCGGCGTACTCATATCACATCACCTCCCTATAAAACCGGTGTGGCTTTATTTATCGCTTGTCCTCCTGCGCGATCTCCGGGATAAGCACCACGCCCCCGCCGCCGTCACTGTCCGCCCGGCCCATCTGCGTCCACTTGTCGATGAGCGTACCAATGGCCGTGGTGATCTGCGCCGGGGTGGCCTCCTTTAATTTTTCTGGGTCGTTGAGCACCGTCAGCCCCTTGCCGATGATCTCACACACCGTCTGCCGCTGGCTGTCCATATATGCCAGCACATCGGCCTGGATCTCTTCTTTTTTCTGGACGGCTTTTTGTTCGAATTCGTCGCTTGCTTCAACAACGCGCTTTACCGTGGTAGGGTTTACGTTGTTTTTCCTTGCCGTGGCGCGGTAGCTGCCGCTCTCCAGATAGTCCACAACGATCTTCTGTTTTTGCCGCTCGGTGAGCCTTGCCGCCATACGCGCCTCCATTCCCCGCGGCTGCTCCCACCCCTGCGTCCTGCCGCGATACTCCCTTTTCCCGGCTCTACCGGGCTCCACGCTCTCATGGTATCATTTCCCAAATCGCCATGTCACCACCACTGTGCAAAAATCTCCCAGAACAGCAAAAGGGACCGGTCACCCGGTCCCTTTGTTTTGCTCTATTCCATCAGATAATCCTCAAACTCCATCTGCCCCGGAAATACTCCGTCCTCCATCCACCAGTGGTAGACATCCACCGGCACACGGCATCCAGGCTCATAACCGTCACGGATCCGTCTCTCGGCATCCCCTTGAGCTGTCCGGAGTGGTAGCTGCAATCCTCAAACGGGCACGTCCCGTTGAAACACACGGTCATGGCCTCACTGCTCATCCATCTGCCGCCAGAGCTCCTCCATGTCCACCACCACGCCGTCCTGTTCGTTGGCCTGCCAGATGTGGCTTTCCGGGTCGCTCACCGCGCTTTGCAGCACCGATTTGTACGCCTCGCCAACGTCCGGGTTTATCCGGAGCAAGGTCGTATAGACCGCGTTGACCATTTGGCAGCTGTCAAACAGGATGTCTTTCAGGGTTCCATTGGCCTCGAGGCTCACCCTTTCGCCGTTCACGTTTGCTTTAATCATTTCCGTTTCCTCCAATTCTTCATTCTTTTGGTTTCTTCTTCCAGCGTTTCCCGCTGCTGCATGGGGTATCTTTCCGGCCACGGCGTCCGGTCATCCTCCGTGGTCTTGGCAAACAGCCGCTTGTCCACATCGGCCCGCACCGCGTCGGCCTCCGGGCCCTCGGAATCCAACCCCCGGTACACATAGGCCGTGTTCTGCCGCCATTCCAGGCAAAAGCGCTCGATCCGCTCCCGTCCCCACCGGTCATTGCCCATACACTCTCCATATGCCAGAGTGAGGATGAGGGCATCCAGATCCACCTGCCCCACCAGCTGGTGCATGGTGATCCCCGTTTCGATGGCCAGCTGCTTCTGGGCCGCATCCCGGCGGCGGAATCCCTTATTTTTTGCCACAGAAGCACCCTCCCATGGCCTCCAGGATGACGGCTTTGTAGCTCTCTGCCTTAGCCTTCCAGGCGGCGGTTTCCTGTTTTTGCATGAGTAGCTCGCCATTTGCCATCGTGAGATCCCGCTCAGCGTCGGCCAGCCAGTCTTGCAGATCCTCCCTGTCTGGATCTCCGCCGATGACGCTGTCCACGCCGCACAGCACGGCCTCCAGCTCCTCGTCTGTGAGGGTGCAGATGTAGTCTCCCGCCCGGTCAATGTCCACCGTGTAGATGTGCTCGCACAGCGCTACCCCGCGGAGCCCATCGTGGGTCATGGGCACATGGGCTCTGTTTTTTGTCTGCTCCTTGTGGCTGAGATAGACCACCGTGACCACATGGCTGTCTTTCACCTGATTCTGGTCCGAGATGACGATCCCGGGCCGGGTCTTGACCATCTCGGCCCCCGCGGCTCCTTTGGCCCCCTCGATGTAGTACACTTCCCCGCGCTTGAGATTCTTTTTGGTCATTTTTTACACCTCCTGAATGATGATGTTTTTGCGCTCCCGCATGAGCTTCTTTTTCAGCTCATACACCTGGGTCTTTTGCCCCTTGACGTCCTCCACCACCGGGATCCACCACTCCTGGCCGGTGACGTCGGGCCGTGTCTTGCGCTCATAGCTAAAATCCGCCACATATCGGATGGCCTGGACCCGGTCTCCCTCCGGCGCGATATAGCTCTCCTGGAGGGTAAACTGCGGCTGGAGCTTGAGATCCCGGATCTCTCCCGCCCGGAGGAGGAGCATCAGCTCCTCATATCTCCGGGCCTCTTTTTTGCTGGCGAAGCGGATTCCCTGCCTGGTGGTGGGCTGCGCGTGATACTTACTCATGGGATCTCTCCTTTGCACCCAGCGATGCCGACAGCCGTTTCTCCGTCTCAGACAATTCCCACCGTCTCGCCATTGCTTTTTCGGCTGCGGCTTTTTCGGCTGCGGCTTTTTCGGCTGCGGCTTTTTCGGACAGTAGGAGCCCGCCCCCAAAAACGGTTTTTTTGGCTTTGCGCTGTGCCTCCAGTGCAGAAATGGGCACGCAATCTTCTTTCCGCACAACGAACTCAATGCCGTATTTGGAATATCTTTGCAGCATAGCCGCAGTCAACACCTCGTCCGGGTATGCATATTTCGGGATCTCTTGTTTCCTAGCCCTAATGTTTGTCTCATTTGCCTCCTTAACGATGCGGTGCAAATCAGGTTCGCTCTGAGCAACAATATCTTTGTAAAGATTTGTAACAAACGCAGTCCGCACGTTTGCGCCGTTTTCATACGTTATGTCCGCATCGCACACGATATGATTCATCTTTGTTGCAATTGCCCGTCCGGAAAATGTGGTAAGCGATGGAGAAAAAAGGAAAAACGGGATCTGTCGATCAAGATAGAATGTGCATATTTTCGTTAAGATCGAGAACGGTGGATTATCCAACACAATGCACCCCTTCGGATAATCAAACCGCTCATAGTCTCCGCCGGGATAAAATGGACGCACAATCTGCGCCGGGTCAATCCCATGTTTTTTACACACCCAATCCCGGATTGCATCGTATACGATCGGCGGCGTATAGCAGTCATCCGTGGTCAGCTTTGGCTTGAATTTGTCCACAAACGCCTTGTACTCCGGGTTATCGTCCATCAAACTCAGTTGTTCGCTCATTTCGCCCTCCTTACCCCAATGAGCATTCCGCCGTCCTCACCCCGGCTGGCCGTCACCATCCACTGGCGCATGACCTCTCGCGGGTCAAACTTGCCCAGCTGGAGGTGGTAGCCCTTGAGGCTCCCGTCATCCTGGAGCACCGGCACACCATAGCTCCGGGCCGTCTCTGCCATGACCGCGTCCACCGTGAGGTTGACATCCCCGATGGCCTCCTCATACTCGGCCACCGTGTGTTCGGCCTTCCGGGCCCTGGCTTCCAGCCCTTCCATGCGGCTTTCCGCCGCTCCCAGCTTGCGCCGGAGATCCCGCACTTCTCCCTCCAGGCGTTCCACGTCTTTTTTATTCATTTCTTTCCTCCTTTTGGTAGCGCTCCATCAGCGCGGCGGCGATGGAGCATCGCTGCCAGTCATAGCTGGCGCAATACTCCCGCACATAGGCCCCGGCATCCGCCCGGCTCGGGAGTCTCACGCAGCTCCCGCCCTCGCACCGTACCCAGAAGGTCGAGCCGTCCCGGGCCTGGTTGTCTCCGGTAAAAAAAGGGCACTTATACGCATACGCTCCCAACATACGCTCACCCTCCGGATACTTGCTCATGCTCAAAAAGGGAGATCCGCGTCGTCATCCACCAGCGGCGCGAATCCATCCTGCGCCCTGGGCTCGGCAGTCTCCGATTTGCTCCCGCAGAAATGGAGGGTATCGGCCACAATCTCCACAGACTTCCGCTTGTTCCCGTCCTTGTCCTCACAGATCCGGGCCTGGAGCCGCCCATCCACGGCGATCATCTGCCCCTTGGCAAAATACCGGCTGGCAAACTCCGCCGTCTTGCCCCAGCATACCACGTCAAAAAAGTCCGCCTTGCGCTCCTCCCCGGCCTTGGCGTACCGGTCCACCGCCACCGCAAAGGTGGTCACCATCGTCCCGCCCGGGGTCTGCCGGAGCTCGATATCCTGACATACGCGCCCCTGAATCACGACTCTGTTAATCATGTTGCTTCCTCCTTCTTCGTGCGGGGGAGGGGATGCCTCCCCCGCGAATGTTTTACAGGGCGATCACCACGTCGCCGCTCTTGACCAGGTCCTCCAACCCATCCTCCAGATACTTGGCGATGGTCTTGCGGGCTTCCAGCTTCCACATCCCGCCATCGGCCTCCGTAAAGGAGATCCCGCGCTCGTCAATGCGAATCAGGAAGAGCCCTTCGGGCTGTGCGATCTCCTGGAAGGTCCGATAGGGACGGAGCCGCACCAGGGGCCGGATCTGGCTGTTTTCCTGGAGCGAGACCCCTTTGGAGGTGACAACGGTGGTCGCCACGCCGATGTCGTTGTATGTGACCTTGGCCCCGGTGGTGATCTGGGACAGCAGACGCAGCGTGTATTCCCGGTCGCCGCCCTCCTGGAACCGGGTCTGGAGAGCCACGGCAGCCTGCTCAAAGGGGAGCTTCTGCTGAGCGTCCCATCCGGGGACATCCGTTGCGTTGACCTTGTAATACACCTGGCGATGCTCCCGCATTCCCTTGTTGGGCTGGCCGAAACAGGACACATTCAGGTGGCTGGGGATGGTGATGTAAAGGGGGCTTTCCGCTTTCGCGGCCTCAGTGCGGACCATCTTGATCAGCGCATCCAGACTGGTTAATTCGATGGTCTCGGGAAGATCCAGCTCCGGGCGGATCTGCATGACCTTGTCCGCAGAGACGGCAAATGTGCCGTCCTCTCGGTCCAAAATAGTGGGAGTTGCGATGTCCAGGATCTTCTCAATGGCTTCTTTCAACATTTTTCTTACCTCCAATTTTTATCCAACGATCCGAAGGATCTTTGCTTCGCCGGTTTCCGTCCCGTCCATGGCTACCTGGCCGGGAATCTGGGGCACCATCTCCACAAGGGTATCTTCCGCCGCGGCGTAGAGCATGGTCACCACAGGGCTGATGGGAGCCAGCGCCGACTTGACGTTGCACTTGACGGCGATGTTCTGGCGGTTTGCGTCGGGGATGAGCTCCAGGGTGATGGTGAGCTTGCGCTTTGCGGTGGCGTCGGTGTTGACGTCCATGATGTTTTCGATCAGGCGGCTCATTTCATAGTCCGCCCGCTCCTGGAACGCGCCGTTGCACATCTCCAGGATGGATTTTCTGGTGTCTTCGTTCATTTTTTCAGTCCTCCAAATAATTTTTCCCAAACACCCGGACAAAGTCCTCGGTGCTCCAGGTTTGCTCTCTCATGGCCCGCCTCTGGGCCTCCTGCTGGATGATCCTGCGGGTATTGGGGTTAAAATGCACGCCATTGGGCGGCTCGTTGTGGCAGTTGTGGCAGAGCTCCACCGTGAGCCCGTACCGCTCACTCAGCTGCCGCTTGGGCCCGCCAAACACATGATGCCGCTCCAGCGGCCCCCAGCGCCCGCACAGTGCACACGGCCCGGTCATGCGCCCCACCGGTCCATCATCCGGGCGATCTCCTCCGGCGTGGCCGTAGGGATCCCACAGGCCTTGCAGTCCTGGATGATCATGTCGATCAGCCGGGACATCTGCCGGGTGTCATATTCGCTGGAGCCGTAATACAGCACCAGGTTTTCGCACCCCGGCAGCTTGCTGGGGAGGGTGTCGCTTACCCAGCCCAGCCCTTTTCCACTCCAGATCCGCCGCAGGGTTTCCGCCGCCTCGGCCTTGACGCAGACGGTCTGGCAGTTGCCGCCGATGTTGCGGACATACCCCCGGTAGATCTCCTCCTTGGGGAGCGCCATCCGCTCGGCCAGCTTGTCCATGAGCGTCCAGGCGTAGGCGTTGCTGTCCAGGCTCCGCTTTTTCCGCTGCTGCTTGAGGGTGAGCTCATAGCTCTTGCCCTCCTCCATCTCGCCGATGACCTCCTGGGCGGCCCGGGAACTGTCCGCCCGAAAGCAGAGCCAGGTCCCCTCGCCGTCCATCATCCACCGGGCCTTACTGACCAGCATTTTCCTGCTTCTCCTGCTCTGCCAGCCGATTTTCAGCGTCAGCTACTCGTCTCTGGCAATCGGCGCAGAGGGTGTGGCCAAACCGCTTGGTGCTGTACCCGGCGATGTTTTCCGCCGTCCAAATGGTCCCGTCCCGCAGCGTCACCGGCTGGATGAGCTTGCCGCAGTCCTCACAGCGGATGGCCTTTCCCGCCGCCTGGGTGGGTGCTTTGGCCGTGGCCGGGGCTTTGACCGGGGGTGCGTCGTTGCCCGTGTACTTTGTGCGCCCTGCGGCCCAGTACACATCCGCCCCGATGCCCAGGGCCTTGCACGCCACACTCAGCGCGTCCGTGAGGGCCATCTTGTAGCACTCGTCGCTGGTGTAAAGCCCGTTGCGCTCACTGGCCACATAGGAGGAGCCGCCGGTCCCGGGGACCGCCTCGCTCCACTCGCCCTCCCAGCGATAGTACAGGTCAACGTCCACAAAGCACGAAATCTCATTGTTCGCCCCGCTGACCATCTCCCGCCGGGTGATGATGTACTTCCAGCCGATCCCGCAGGGCCCGAACAGCTCTGTGAGCTTGGCAAGGCGCCACAGAGGGTTAATGTCTGTCATGCCCTTGAGCCGCCCCGCGCCGATGGTCTTTTGTGCCTCCGGCGGTACTGCGCGCCCCTGGTTAAAGATCGTCATGTTGTCCATTTACTTCACCCCCATTTTCACAGTTTCCACCAGCTTCGCCCCCGGGATCACCTCTCCCGCCTTGAGCAGCGGGGCCAGGTCGCTCTTGCCGATGGTCGGCAGCGTGTATGTCAGGAGATCATACCGCTCATTCTCCCGGGCCCAGTCCACGGCGGCCCGCTCGTCGGTGATCTCCACTTTCTGGCTTCGGCGGAAGCTCACGCAGCACCGGGCGGTCTCAAACTTGCGCCCCTGCAAGGCCCCCTCCAGATACCGCTTCCGGCTCTCGATCATGCTTTCGATCTCCTGCCGCCGCTTGGCCAGCGCCACCTCCTCTTCCCGGATGGCTGCCGCCTGGGCCTTGAGGTCCTTGCACCAGAGGGCCACGTTTTCGATCTTCTGGTCCCGCTCCATCTGGAGCTCTTCCAGCTTGGCCCAGTCCGTGATCTCCCCGGTCTCCGGGTCCGCCAGCTCCAGGATGCTCTTGTCGATCTCGTAAAGATTCACCAGTTCTCACCATGCCTTTCTGCATATTCCTCCGGCCCCATGGCCCGCAGGCACTCGTCGCACCCGACGATGTTGCCCTCCGCGTCCTCATAGGCCGTCTCAAACTCCGCGCCGCACACCGGGCAATAGACCGGCGCTGCCTCCGGGTCTCCCTCCCGCATCGCCCTTGCGATGTCCGGGTGGTCCGGGCACTCATTTCTCCACATAGGGGTCCTCCATTTCCCACGACCAGGTGGCCGTGTCCTTGTATTCGCGGCGGAAGATGTTGTGCTTGCCGTCTCCCTGCCAGTAAAAGTAATCATCCGGGATGACGCGCCCCACGCTGCCGATGCACTGCGACTCCATGCCCCACCGGGCGATGACGTCATCCACCAGAGCCCGGATCTCCGGCTCCACCGGGTTTCCGGGGTCATACCCGGCAAACTGGCCCTTTTGGGTGAGCACCCCGAGGATGCTCCCCGGCCATCGGGGATCGTCCACCCGGTTGAGCACCACCCATACACAGGCGGCTTGCTCCTTCCGGCTGCATCCCCGGGCCTCGCCCCAGACCATCTTGGCCAGCGCGTCCTTGGCGGAGGTGTCGATGACCTCCGGCTCGGGCTCTCCGCTGTCCAGCGGCACGTCCTCGGCCCATTCCGGGGCCGAAAACGCCACTGTCTCGGCTAATTCCGGCTCGGGTGGTGTAATTTCCCTTCCCGGCTCGATTGCCGCTCTCTGAGCCTCTCTGAGCCTTGCCGTCTGGATGCACAGTCCGCCAATCAGCACCGCCGCGCCGATGACCGCCATCCACCACCATGCTTTCTTGCCTTCCATAGGGTGTCCATCCCTCCTCTCTCACTTGGAACGCATCCCCCAGCTGGATCGTCTCCGGATAATTGTGCTGGGTTGTCTGGATTGCGTACTTGTCGATCTCGGTTGCGTAATAGCCAGAGACCGCCGCGCCCAGCTTGTCCAGGGCGATGTGCCCGCAGCTCATACCGTCGTACATGGACAGGACTTCCACCGGCCCGCTGTCAAGCCCGTCAAAATGACTCATGATGTGCGCGATCACGTCCACGGTCCAGCCGTTGCCCAGCATTTTATATGCCTGGGTGTCGCTAACGGGAAAAGCGTATGTGTCCGGCACGGTCTGGAGACGTTTGCACTCCGTCACAGTCAGCTTACGAATGATGTAAAAGCCATCTGCCAGCTTGATAGGATACTGCTTGCCTTTGATGGTGATCCGCCCGTCGCGAACCTCGTAAACCGGGAGCGGGCCGTCTACGCCGCCTCCGTTTGGCCTAGCGGTTAATGTAACCGCCTTTCCCGCGCTATCATAAATCCGATGAGCCTGTCCACCGAGAATTTCCCCCGCTGCATTTGGCATATCTCCACAGCGGATCGGTACAGCGTAAAGGCCCGTCTGGACGCCTAGACCACCAGGCCCTGCGTTTAACACACGCCCTTTTGCATCCACCGAATAAATGCGTTTGCTTTGGCATTGGGTTAATTCGCCTTTTTCATTTTGCCCAATGCGCACGGGCTCCGCCGCGCCATTAAAAGTGAATTTTCCAGGCTCTTTTATGGTCTTGATAACAGAGGAAAGTCCGCCGTGTGGACCATGTGATGCCCGGAGGGTATATGCTTTTTCTTTCCACGCGGTGCCCGTTTCCAAAATATCCCGAAGCAGCATCCCCCAGTCCTCCGGCTGCTCCACCGTCACCTGGCTGTATGTACCGTCGGGGTTGCGCTTGCCCGCCCAATAGAGCCGCTGTCGGTTCTGTGCGCTCACCAAGGCAGAGTTGATGAGCACGGGTTCCACGCCCAGCTCTGCCGTGATCTGTGCCCGGATAGCGGGCGACATACTTTTATTGTTTTCGTACAGGAAGAAATCCGGCTGGTACTTATCCCGCGCAATACGGTAATTCAAGAACAATTCCCAGCCGATCCCGCTGGCTTCCGTTTCGCGGTTCTTCGTCTGCGCGATGCTCCAATGGGTACAAGGGCTTCCGCCGATCAGCAGTTTCTTACCTCCCATAAATCGCCTCCATCAAGTCCTCCTTGGGGATGTGCAGCATCCGCACCACCTGGCCCAGCTCCCGCACGGTGAGTCTCCCGGGGTCCTGGACCTTGTACTGCATTGTGCATCGGTTGATATCCATTTTCTCGGCCACCTTGGCCGTCGTTGTTCCTTGCCTTGCCATCTCCACCCGGATGACGGTTGCCAGCCGCTCCCGCATTCTGTCTGCTTCCGTCAGTGTCACTTTTGGCATTGTTTTTTCCGCCTCCCTGTGTTATACTTGGCTTGTGTTGGTTGCCGGACCTTCCGGCTGGCCGTCCTCTTGTTGCCGCAGGAGGGCGGCTTTTTTTGCTTTCTGGCGGGCGTTATAGTCCGCCCACTTGGCCTTGTTGGCCTCGTAGTATCGGCGCTGGCACTCCGCCACGGCCTCCTTGTTGGCCTCACGGTATCGGCGATTACGCTCCGCCATGGCCTTTGCTTGTTTGTCTTTCCGCGCCATCAGCGCGTCACGGTCCAGCTTCCGGGATTCCGCCGCCTCCTCAGCGGTCAGGATAAACTCCCGTTCGATCTCCGCATCCGCTCTGGCCATCTCGGCCAGCTCTTCCGGCGTAAAGCTCATGCTCCATCCTCCAATCTCTTGATCTCCCTGTCCTCAAACGGGCTCAGGCGGCATTGCCGCGCCCGGGCTTTCACGTCCTCCGGCGTCATGCGATCCCGCTTGATGCTTTCCATCCGTTCTCGGTATGCCCGCTGGAAGTTGGACCCGATGACGCTGTTCAGCGCGTCCACGTCCATCTGGGCCCAGGCTCTCAGCTGGCCGGGGTTCCCCACGATGGCCCGCACCTCCGGGGGCAGCTTGCGGAACTCCTCCTCAGCGCCATAGAATCCGTTTGCCGCAGCCTTGCGGACCAGGGCCCAGGCTTCCGCCGCGCCCAGATCGTCCGGGTGCTTGAGCCGGTCCACCGCGTGGGCGATCTTGCCGATCACCGGGGGGAATCCGCTCTGGTCGCTGTGGATGTACTCCTTGACGGCCATCATCACCAGCTCGGCGGGCTCGTCCGCGAACAGCTCTGTCCAGAGCGTCACCACGTTTTCCATGTCCTGGGCGGAAAAGCTCCGGTAAAACTGCGGGTATGTCACCCGGAGCACGCCCAGCAGCTTTGCCATGTCGCTTGCTCTCATTTACCCTCAGCCTCCAATCGCGCCGCCAGGGCAAAAAACGGGTTGCCGCCGTCCTGGCTGTTTTTCCCGGCATTTCCTCCCTTACTCCCCCAGCCGTCCCGGTGGCAGCGGCGGACCACCAGGTTCCAGTCCTTCCAGCCGGGCTTGTTGTTGGTGCTCTGGGCGATCTCGTCCACATAGGCGATGCACCGTTCCGCTTCCGCCTGGCCGTAGTCCCGGACCAGCCGGTCGTGCTCTTCCTGGCTCAGCTTCACCCTCCCATGTTCTCCGTAAGACTTCCTGTGTACACTCTTCGTCTTATTCCCAGAGCTTTCTTCTCCCCCGGAAGAAATGCGTGCATTCTGGAGGGGGGAATCTTTCTGGGAAGCAGGGGGATTATAGGGGGATAGAGATACGGGGGTTGTAGGGGGAGAAGAGGAAGGGACCATCAAGGGGGGCGAAACCTTCTTTCTTGGGGGAACCTCTTTGGAAACTTCATTTTCGACCTTGTCCGCCCCGTTTACGGTGGGAAGGTTGTCCAGGGGATCCATGTACTCTTTGCTCTTTCCAGCCGCCAAAATCACCCGTTTTTTGTCCTGGTGGATGCTGGGAATATATGTAACCTTGCGGATGCAGTTATTGACAAACCAGTGTCGGATGGCGATCACCCCGTCATCGAACGAAATGATGTATTTTTTCGACACAAGCTCGGATAATTCCGTCTCTGTGGCGGAAATAATTTGCATAACGGGCTTCGGGCTCCCCACAAAGCCGTCATCGTCCGCCCTCATGCAGAGGGCGAAATAGAGGCATTGAGCTCTTACAGACATTCCCAAAAACTCCGTAGAGCAAACGACCCGTTCTGCGAACGCTGTTCTGCTTCTCACGCTGCCCTCCTCCCGGCATCTTTGCGGCATTTGTGCGACACTTCTGCGGCATTTGTGCGACACTTCTGCGACAACTTTGCTGCACGATTGTGACGCTCGATAACCTTCACCGCCGCCCAGCCCACCAGGCATACCGCCAAGAAAACCGCCACCTGGCCGATGCACTCCAGGATCGTCATCTCAGGTTCCATGCGTTTCCTCCTTCGCCGCCTGCTGTCTCAGCCAGGCCAGCTTGTGTTCCCGGGCGGCCCGGATGCTCTCGTACTGTTCCGCAGCCCGGATGATGTTTGCCCGTTCCAGCCGGGCGATCTCCATTTCCACCTCCGCCGGGGTGAGCCGCCGATTCATTTTTCCAGCTCCCTGGCCTGTTTTTTCAAGCTCTCCATGGTCACGCCCTGCTCCTGGAGGAGCTTTCCCCGCTTCTCATAGGCGCGCAGCCCATACAGCTTTCGCCGCCGGGCCGTCTTGATTCGTTCCTCCCGCTTGGCCAGCTTGACCAACTCAGAGCCCTGGAGACGGGCGATCTCCTGTTCTACTTCCTCTTCCGTGAGAACTTTTTTCTTCTTGTCCATGGTGTCCATCCTTTCGACATTTTTCTTGCGTCTTGCGGGTTTGCGATGTAAACTGTATCTTGCCGGTACTCTTTACCGCGGTCACTAGAAAGGGGGTGCTTCTCTTGACAGTGGAATCCAGCAACAGCATCGACCTAGTCCTTGCTCTCTGCGCTTTCTTCCTCAAGGGGATGACCCTGGCCCATCCGTCCGTGCGCCAACACGGCCTGTTCCGGGATCCGCTTCCAGCGGACGCGTCGCGTGCGTAGGGAACAGGGAATGCCGCATAAAAGTCTCGCGCCACCGAGATGACGACCAGCCCGACACAGCCGGGGCTCAACGGGCGCACCCGTTGGAGCCAAAGCGACAAGCGATGGCCGCGCCTGGGAGGTTTGCGGCAGACCAGGATAAAGTGTGCGCGGGTTCCCCTGTGTTGGCAGCGCAGGGGGCCCGTTTCCCGGCAAGATACGGTTTACATCGCAAACCGAGGGTTATTTTTCGGGGGCCTCGCAAAGCAGCTCCCTATGGCTCATCTGGAAAAGGTCTTCCAGCTTGACGAGAACGGGGTAGGAAGGATTCCTTTCGCCGTTTTCGATGAGGCGAATCGCCTCTGCGGTCACTCCGGTCTGTTCCGCTACATACTCGCGGGACCAGCCACGGGAAACCCGTTCTTGCAGCATCATTCGAAGCATCTTTTCTCCTTTCCCAGATTCCAACTTTGAGTTGGTATCTGTATCATACCAACTTAGAGTTGGTTTGTCAAGAGGTATCGTATGGATTATCGCAAAGTATTTTCTGAGCGCGTGGCCCAGCTGCGCAAACAGGCCGGGGTTTCTCTGGCCGCTCTCGGTTCTCACCTGGGTATCACCGACGAGGCCGTCCGCCTTCTCGAGAAAGGGAAGCGTTCCCCGAGCTTCGAGGTTCTTATCGCCCTGGCCGATTATTTTGACGTCTCCCTGGATTACCTGGTGGGGAGGTCGGATGATCCGGAACGGAGGTGATCTGATGTACCCGATTGAGAAACGAACGATGAATTACCTCCTCCGGGTATTCCGCAAGACGGAATCTTTCGATTACGTCGATCTGCTGAATGCTGCCCGCCCCCAGACACCCCGCCACATGCGCGTTGCCCTGGAGCACCTCCAGCTGACCGGTTACCTGGACCAGCTCACCTTCCATGAGAAGGAGAAGAACCGCCCCGTCCGCATCACTCTCTCCCTCCAGGGGATCGAGTACACCGGCAGGCCCACGCGGGATGCTGTCCTTCGGTGGCTCACGGACAATTTGGTGGCCCTGCTGTCGCTCTGCCTTTCCATCGTGGCCTTGATTGCTTCCTTCAACTGAAAAGCATCACCCGGGCCGCCCAGAGCATCGCAACGGCTTCCCATACCAGCGCGTACCAGAGGGAAACGGTAAACTTCCGCTTCTTGATCCGCTTGTCCACGTCCATCAGCAGCACCGAGAGCCAGACAAGCAGAATGACCAGGTTCCTTTTATTCATCCTCCCACCATCCCTCCGCCTCCATCAGGCTGGGGATGGAGATCTCTGTCACGCCCGAGATCCGGACGATCTCCGCGTCGCTGGGCGTCCGCAGCCCTTCCTCCCAGTCCTTGATTTTGTCCGACGTGACATTGACCATCGCCGCCATGGCCGTGATGCCGACCCCGTGGTACACCCGCCAGCCGTAGAGGCTGTACGGGTCCAGCCCCAGCTCCAGCTCCTCCGGCTTGCAGCCGTACATCTTGGCCATGCAAAGGGCCTGTCTCGGCGTGGCCTCCTGGACCATGCTCTCGATCCGGTCCAGCTCGGCCATGCTCAGGTGGAGCGTATACGCCGCCTTGGCCCGGGTGATCCCCGCCGCTACGCGGCGCTCTGCGAGGGTCATGTCCGTCCTCCGGTGTCCCGCCCGGCCAGCGTGTCCAGCGACACCCCGAAATAGTCCGCGATGCGGCACACAGACCGGAAGGATCCCGGCCCGCCGCGCTTGGACCAGTTGAGGATCGTCCCCCGGCTCAGGTCACATTCCAGCTCCAGCTCGGAGACGGTGATCCCCCGTTCCTGGCACATCGTCCGGATGTTCTCCACGATCATCTGGGATCCGCCTCCTTTGCCTTGGCCTCCTGGCAGCGGCGCAGGGCCTCCGCTGCCGCCAGCCCCTCCGCATACGATTTGGCCATATTCGCCGTCTCCGGCGACATCTCGCCCAGAACCTTCAAAAAGGCCCGGGCCGTTGCTTTGCGTTTGTCTGCCATATATACCTCCTTGGTTCGATTTCTTCGGCTTCTCGCTTAGATTGTCACACGCTGCCGGCAACTACGCTCCGAAAAGTCGTAGCCCCTATTCCGTCCAGGTCATACCGGTCTCGACGCATCAAGACAAGCGCAGTTTTCAGCAAGCATTTTCATTCTTTGTGAGGTAAGCCGATAATCGCTCACATCAGCCGGGCGCTACCCGGCCCCTGGCTGGGGTGGCCGGATTTGAACCGGCGCATAGCCATTCACCCCCATATAGCGGCGCTCACCTTAACCGTTCGTGCGGCGGTTGATCTCCGCGATCAGCTCATCGGTGGTGTATTGGTCCAGGCCGCCATCAACCTCCACGGCATGCTGGGAGGGGATGAGGAAAGCGGGGCGGGACCCGCC